TCAGACCAGTAGGCTGTCGTCGATCCCGAGGTACCTGCCCAGCAGCTGCCGGTCGGCGTCCGGCAGCGCGGCCGGCGACTGGCGCTTCACGTATCCCGCTAAGTAGCCGGCGCTCCGGCCGATAAGTCGCGACAGCGCGGTCAGGGTCTCCTTGCGCTCGGCCGCCATAGCCAGCAGCGCTTCGCGCGGATCCGCCGGAAGCATCCGCCCACGGCCGAGCGGCGCGATGCGCTCGCGATCAGTACGCATGATAATCGATCTCGGCGTCGTCGATCACCGCGAACGCATCGCCATCCGCCTGTTGCTTGTTGAGGTGGGCACGCACCTGGTCGGCGTCCCCCTCGCGCGGAAACGAACGATCCGCGCGCGCTTGTTCGGCGATGCGGTCGACCCAATCACCTCGGTCCCTCTGCATCAACAACCATGCCGCGAAGCTCGGCCGCGGCTCCCCGTAACGATCGACTTGCACCGTGCGACTCCTACGATCCGTGAGCGGTTGGGAATAAGGGTTCCGGTTATGTTCCGCAAGTTTCGGCCCGCGACATGGTTCATGGCGGCGGCAGATGCGGCGCCTTGCACGGCGGCACCATCTCGATCCGCGCACCACGGCGATTGCACCTGGTGCAGCGGAACCAATAGCCGGCGATCGACAGGTCGCAGTTCCAACGGCGATCACGGAAAAGCTTCAGCAGCGGGGCCACCCGCATGATCGTGCGCCGGCCGCAGCCGTGGCAGGTCGCCTCCAGATGGGCTCCGTGCTTCAGGATGTCCGAGAGAACTTTGATGACAACGCGACCCATCCACGGGTCACAGCGAACGAAATCCAACATTGCAACAGCTACGGCCGAGCCCTGCCGGTCTGTCCTAGGCCTGGGGGCCTTCCTCCGACGGCGGATCTATCAGCATCCACTCGCCCCAGCGCTTCTCAGCTTTGACGCCGCAGCAGGTTGCGATCGCGAGCGGGTTCTCGCCCTCCGCGACCGGAACTAGCTGCCAAGCGTGCGCGCCCTCGGCACAATGATCTTCTGCCATCCCGACGATATAGGCGTGCCGCACCGGTCGGAAAGAAGGGGTCAGACGTAAGCGGTCAGCGTCAATGCGAGCGCGGCGACGATCAGCACGCCGATCGCCGCCGCCTCGATCTCAGTTGTTGTTGGCCGCCTCACGCGACGAGCATAGCCCGGTCGCATCGAAGTTCGCGACCACCAGCTCGCTAACCTGCTTCGCAGCCCCTGCCCCGACCGTATAGGTCACCGGCAGCTGCACTTGGTGAAAGCGCCCGAACACCTCGCGAGCGCCCGGCGTGTCGTTGATCGACAGCAGGAACTTGCCCTTGATGCCGGCGAGCTGGTCGGCCAGCGCCGCGAAGTCGGCTCGGCCGAACACGTCCTGGCCATAGTCGTCCTCGCATCCCCAGTACGGCGGATCGAGATAGAACAGCATGCCGGCCCGGTCATAGCGGCGGATGAACTCGGCATAGCCCAGCTGCTCGATCACGACGCCCGCCAGGCGCTCATGGATGTCCGCGAGCATCGGCTCCAGCTTGGTGACGTTGAAGCGTGAGCCCACTCCTGTGCTGACGCCGAAGTTGCGACCGCTCACCTTCCCACCGAACGCCAGGCGCTGGAGGTAGAGGAACCGGGCCGCGCGCTCCAGGTCGGTCAGCGTCTCGGGCGCCTGCGCCTTCAGCCGCTCGAACTCGTTGCGGCTCGCCACGCGGAATCGCAGCATGTCGAGGAAGTAGGGGTAGTGCCGCTGCAGCACGCGGAAGAACGTCGCGATGTCGCCCGACACGTCGTTGATGATCTCCGCCTTCGGCCGCGACCGCCGGCGCAGGAAGATGCCGCCCATGCCGACAAAGGGCTCGGCATAACCGTCGTGGTCGACCTGGGCGATGATCGCAGTCAGCCGGGACGCAAGATTGCGCTTGCCGCCGATGTAACCGGCTGCAGGTGCTGTGGGACGTACGTTTGTTGGATACACGGGTAAAAAGCTCGCCTTATGGGGTTCGCACCCGGCGACATGCCGGGTGCGGGACGGCCGATGGCCGCTGGTCGTGGCGAGCTGGATCTCGTCGGTTTGCCGGACTGCCATCCGGAAAACCCCCGCCAGGCCGAAGCCCGGCGGGGGTAGCTGGTCACGCGGCCTGCGCCGCCTCTTCCTCTTCGAACGCCACGGCGGGCAGACCCAGCTCGTCGTTCAGATCGAGGAACGCCGCCATCAGCGGCTTGATCTCGTTGCGCCGGAACATCGCTGTCGCATCGGTCGGGTTGCCGAACGCGGATCCTTGCGCCGGCACGATGCCGAGCAGCTGGGGCGGCACGCGGTGCGCCGCCATGACGTCCGCCTGCGTCGCGCTCTTGATGCCCAGGAACTCGTCCTTCGCAGCAGCCTCGGCAATCGAGATGATCTTGATGCTGTTCTCTTTGCCGTTGGGCGCATGGACGAACATCGACCGGAAGTTGCCCGGCCCCTTCGCGCCCCGCATCGCCTCCTTCAGCTTGTCGGTGTCGTTCGCATCGATGTCGCCAGTCGCGTACATGATATAGCCCGCGTGCGCGCCGTTCAGATAGTAGCGGCGCCGGAACAGCGTCGCCGCTTCGTTCAGGAGCGCCGCCTGCAGTGCCGAGATATATTCCGGCACGCCATAGATCTCCTGGTTCACGTCGGGCTGCATCAGCTGCACCACGCTGTCGCGGTCGAACTCCACCTCGTTTGGAACGCCCGGCACGTAGAAGAACCGACCAGGCTGGATCCCACGACGGGTGTATTTCGCCGGCGAATAGTCGACCCGCAGGGTGGCACCTGAGAGGCTGCGCACCTTCACGGCAAAGCAGTCGCCGAACACCAGATAGTCCTGCACCAGCTTGGCGAACACGGTGCGGCTCAACCAGCGCGAGGGCACGAACGACCCGACCAGCTGGTTGCGCTTGAAGATGATCGCGGAGCTATGATGCGGCGACACCCGGAACGCCCGGGCGAGCCCATCGCGCGAGATCGGCGGCTCGTACCAGCGGTTGTTGTGGTAGCATTCCAGCATGTCGAGCAGCTGGCGGCGGTCGAGGACGGCTTCCGGCTCGCCGAAGCTGAACGCCTCGACGCCGCCGCTCCGCTCACCCGCCGCCGGGACGATCGCGCCGGCCGACGCTGCCTGCGCTTCATGCCGCGACATCCGCCGCGCGCTCCGCTTGCTCATTCGATGATCTCCATGGAGCCCTTAGGCTTTTCCTTGCCGTCGAGCGGCTCGTTGATGAGGACGTGCATGATCGCCCAGGCGATGTCGGCATGGCCGTCGTCGCCGCCGCGCCCGGCCTTGAAGGTCACGTTGCGCCCGCTGGTGGTCAGCGTTTTCTTGATCGAGATGAACGACGACACGATGTCGAGGTAGGAGCTGTCGAACGCCAGGCGCCCGCGACGCACGACGTTCTGCGCCTTCATCACCATCGCGGCCTTCACCTCGAGCGAATATTCGATCTTGGTAACGCCGCGGATCCCGGTCTCGGGCTTGGCGAGCAGCTGGTGGACGCCGGCGCCGACGCCGGTGGCGTCGATGCCCAGATAGGTCACGGTGTAGCGCGACAGCACGTGCCGGATGAAAGCGGCCTGCTCTTCGAAGTCGAGCCCGCGCAGCTGGTGGCGTTCGAGGATCCGGAACGGCCCGCCCGGAAACGCCGGCGGCGCCATGATCGCCAGCGCGGCATTGTCGCCGTTCTCGCTATTCTGCGGATCATAGCCGGCCCAGACCGCGCGGTTGCCATAGGGCCGCGCTGCCTCGGGATCGAAGTCGGCCCAGTCGACCAGGCTGTCGCAGCCGAGCTTGACCAGGTCGTTGAAGCGGAACGCCGACAGGCTGTCGTCGACGAACACGCACCCGAACAGGTTGGCGAACTCGTCCTCGGCATATTCGTCCTGCAGCTCGTCCAGGTCGACCAGGTCGAAGCCCTTGTCGATCGCGTCCTGCACCGTGACGATCTGGCGCCAGACGCTGTCCTCGCACAGCCGGCCATCCTTCAGCGCGGCATGGCCGACGTCGATCTCGATCCGATCCTCTTTCTTGCGCCGGCGGTTGCGCCGCTCGCCGGTCCAGTACGGATAGGCCGGGTGCGCCACGGTCGACGGCGTCGAGAAATAGGTCTTCCGCCAGTGCTTGTGGGTCGCCATGCCCGAGGCGACCTTGTTCAGCTCCTCGAACCCGTGGACCCAGAAGAACTCGTCGAAGTAGAAGTTGCCCGAGCGGCCCTGCGCGGTGCGGAAGTTGGTGCCCAGGAAGTGCAGCTCGGCCGCCGCCTCCCCTTCGTCGCGTAGCGCGCTGGTGATCAGCATCGGGTCGCCCTTCAGGTCGACGTCGACCAGCTTGGCAAAGCCGATGATGTAGTTGCGGAACTGGTGCGCCTGCGCCTTCGATGCCGACAGGAAGATCTGGTTGCGGCCGCTCTCGATCGCGTCGATCAGCGCCTCGAATGCGAAATAATAGGTCGCCCCGATCTGGCGCGACTTCAGGATCATCCGCGTGCGGCGGGACAGGTTCGCCCACCACGTCTCCTGGTAGCCGAACAGCTGCTTTAGGAACATGTCCTTCAGCTTCTCCGCCTGCTCGGCGGTGAAGTGGTTCGGCTTTGCCTTGGGCTTGCGCTCGCCCCTGTTCCGGTTGGCGACCTTGTCGTTCAGGTCGCCTTCGTGGCCGCCCGGTTCCTCATAGCGGCGCACCTTCGCCAGCGCGGCGACCTGCCGCCCGAGCAGGTCGATTTCCTTGTAATCCTCGCCGGTCTTCTTCTCCTTGGCGATCAGCACCATCCACCGCGCTTCGAGGCAGTCCTCAAGGCGGCGGATGCTGGGCACGTCGTCCCACTTGCCGCGATCCTTCCACGACTGGACGGTGGTGCGCGCCACCTGCAGCTCTTCCGAGATCTGCGTCACCTCCCACCCGCGCCAGTACAGGCTGCGCGCCGCACGCCGGCGGTCCTCGACCGGCAGCGTCAGCGGGTCGGCATGCAGGGCAAGCGGATTGGCGAGGATCGACATGGTGGCGCGAGCCTAGCCACGCCCGATCGCCCAAACGGAGCCCCGGCAATCGTAGAGTGCGTCTCTACGATTGCGCACGCTTGAGAAGCGGCCCGCCTTCGGTCCCTGTTCGGCTTCGCAAACGGCCGGCGATGTCCCGGCAGCATCGAACCGACCCGAGGACCGCACCGCCATGGCCACCAAAAGCAAGTTCTTCCGCATCGCCGTCGAGGGCGGCACCACCGATGGCCGCGTCATCGAGCGCGACTGGATCGAGCAGATGGCGGCAGGCTACAACCCCGCAACCTACACCGCCTGTATCAATTGCGAGCACCTGCGCGGCTACAGCCCCGAGCCGCCGTTCAACAACTATGGCACGGTCGCCGCGCTCAAGACGGAAGAGATCGAACTGACCGTCGCGGGCAAGAAGGAAAAGCGCCTCGCGCTCCTCGCCCAGCTCGATCCGAACGACCAGCTGCTGTCCATCAACCGCGCCAAGCAGAAGCTGTTCACCAGCTGCGAAATCTCGCCCAACTTCGGCGGCAGCGGCAAGGCCGGCCTCGTCGGCCTGGCGGTCACCGACAATCCCGCCAGCCTCGGTACCGAGATGCTCCAGTTCGCGGCCGGCAAGGGCGAAGCCAACCCGTTTGCCGCGCGCAAGCAGGACAAGGCGAACCTGTTCACCGCCGCCGAGGAAGCCTCGATCGAGCTGGACGACGCAGCCGACCCGACCGGCCTGGTGTCGTCGCTGAAGGGCATGTTCGACAGCTTCGCCGCCAAGTTCGCCAAGCCCGACGACAAGCAGGCCGAGACGCCGACCACGCCTGCCGAACCGCTGAAGCCCGCCAACGACAACGATCTGCAGGCGTTCGCGACCGCGATGGGCGAGACGATGTCGCAGGCGCTCACCGCAGCGCTCGCGCCGGTGAACACCACCATCGCGAGCATCCAGACCGAGCTGTCCTCGGTGAAGGGCAAGCTGGAGACGACCGAAGCACCGCAGCAGTTCTCGCGCCAGCCCTCGACCGGCGGCGGTGCGCAGATCCTCACCGACTTCTGATCGCCAGTTCGGCCGAACCAACCGCCCCTCCCGCCTGCGTCTTTCCCCGGAGCCCCCCCATGCACAACCAGACCCGCCCGCTGTTCAACGGCCTGCTCGCCCAGGTGGCGAAGCTGAACGGCGTCACCGACACCACCGTCAAGTTCTCGGTCGCACCTGCGATCGAACAGAAGCTGGAAGAGGTGATCCAGCTCTCCAGCGAGTTCCTGCAGAAGATCAACGTCGTGCCCGTCCTCGCGCAGGAAGGCGAGAAGGTCGGCGTGGGCGTCACCCGCCCGATCGCGAGCCGTACGCGCACCGACCCGAAGACGGGCAAGCGCCGCATCGCCACCGATCCGACCGACACCGGCGACCGCGGCAAGTATCGCTGCGAAATCACGCACAGCGACGTCGCGATCCGCTACGCCAAGCTCGACCAGTGGCGCCACAAGCCCGAGTTTCAGAAGCTCGTGGGCGATGTCATCGTCAAGCAGCATGGCCGCGACCGCATCATGATCGGTTGGAACGGCGTCGCCTGCGCCGAGAACACCGACCTGGAGGCGTTCCCGCTGCTGCAGGACGTCAACTATGGTTGGCTCTACAAGATCCGCACCTTCGCGCCGGAACATGTGCTGTCCGATGGCGACCTGACCACGGGCGCGACGAAGGCGATCTACGTTGCCGCTGGTGACGACGTCGTGCTGGTCAACTCCGATGGCAGCAATGCAGACGAGGCCAATGCGGACTTCGCCAACGTCGACGCGCTGGTGTACGCCGCGACCGAGCTGCTCGACGAATGGAACCGCGACGATACCGACCTGGTCGTGATCGTCGGCCGCGACCTGGTCCACGCCCACTTCTCGAACTTCATCAACACCGCGGGCAACACGCCGACCGAGGTGGAAGCCCGCAACCGCATCCTGACCCTGCCCAAGCAGCTGGGCGGCAAGACGGCGGTCATGGTGCCGTTCTTCCCGGCCGACGCGCTGCTGGTCACCCGGCTCGATAACCTGTCGATCTATGTGCAGGAGGGTAGCCGCCGGCGCCAGCTGCGCGATGAGCCCGACTATGAGCAGATCGCCGACTATCAGTCGGTGAACGAGAGCTACGTGGTCGAAGACTACGGCATGACCGCGCTCGTCGAGAACATCGTCCTGGGCAAGAAGCCGGCCGCCTGATCGGCCGCTTCGCCCGCACCTGATCCGCCCCCATCCGGAAAGTCGCAATGAGCCTCGCTCGACGCCACCAGGCACGCATTCTGGCCGCACAAGCCGCGACCCTTCCGCATGGGGGCGGCACCGCCACCGCCGCTTTGCCGGCGGTGGCACCCCCTTCCCTCGACCGCGCCGCGTCGACCGCCGCCGCCCAGATCGCGATGCGCCTTGCGCACGATCTCCGCCGGCTCAAGCAGATCAAGGCGATGTCGCTGAAGATCGCCGCCAAGCGCGAGATGCTGCCGGAATATACCGCCTGGGTCGAAGGGCTGCTTACCGGTGCGACCGAGGCTGGTGCCGGTGCATCCGGCGACGTGCTGCCGACCATCATGGTCTGGACGATCGACGTCGGCGATTTCGCCGCGGCCATGCCGCTGATCGAGCATGTCCTGCGCCACAACGTCCCGATGCCCCAGCGCTACGAACGCGATGCCGCGACCCTGATCGTCGAGGAAGTCGCCGAAGCCGCGATCAAGGCGCAGGCCGCCGACGAACCCTTCGATCTCGGCATCCTCGAACAGATCGAGCTGCTCACCGCCGACGTCGACATGCACGACCAGGTGCGTGCCAAGCTGATGAAGGCCATTGGCTTCGAGCTGGACCGCACCGCGCGCGCGGCAGCCGAAGCCGGGACCGATGCAGACGTGCTGTCGCTGCTGTGTCGATCACTTATCGCGCTCAAGGGCGCGCAGAAGTTGAACGACCGCGTCGGCGTGAAGACCACCATCCGCAGCGTCGAGAAGGCCATTCAGGCCGCGACGCCGCAACCCGATTCCGCCGGCACTGCCGGCTAACCAGCTCGCCCCCCGGCGCTCGGGGGCGGATCGCAAGACGCGGGAGGGCCTTCGGGCTGAGGGCCGCGATCCTCCGATCCCCACCCCCGAATTTATCGAGGATCCACGATGCCGCCCGCCGTCACCATTGGCCTAGCGCTCCATGCCCTTCTGTTCACCGCTGGCGGTGCGACGCTCACGCTGTACGGCGCCGCTGGCGTCGCCTGCGGTCGTGAGGTCTTCGACGGAGGCGCGCGGGTTCTCTGCGCTGCCTTGGGTGCCATCGGCCTGGTCATCTTCATCATCGGCGCGGCCTGTCTCGCGCGGCTGCTGGTATGAACGGCTTCGGCTGCATCAGCTCAGTCGTTCCGGATCCGGTCGTCACCGTCGAGACGGTGATCGACGACGACTGGTACCCGGCCATCGATCCCGCCCAGCTGCGCCGCGAGCATCGGCTGGGCGACATCGCCAAGGTCACACCCGAACGGCTGCGCGCGGCCATTCTTGAGGCGCTGATCTCGGTCGACAACCAGCTCGGCGTCTGGGCGATGCGTCAGACCGCTGCCGGCTATGCCTCGCTCGCTGACGTGCCCGCGCGCAAGTTCGACGGAGAAAGCCGCCTGGTCATCTCCTTCCGTCGCGCGGTCGGCGCGCTCACCAAGCTCGAACTGATCGAGCGCCACCGGGATCTCGACACCACCGCCGCCGGCGATCGCGATGCCTCCGCGCTCGACCTGTCGATCGGCGAGCTGCGCCGCGATGCCGTCCACGCGATCCGAGACATTCTCGGCAGCACCCGCACCACGGTCGAGCTGATCTGATGGCCGACACCATCCACGCGCGCCAGGGCGACACCCTCGACCAGCTCCTGCACCGCGAGCGTGCGCTGGGACCGGAAGCGCTGGGCCCGGTTCTCGCCGCCAATCCCGGCCTCGCCGCCGTGGGCGCGGTCCTGCCGACCGGGACCGCCGTCATCGTCCCGCCCGCCGCGCAGGCCGCGTCGGTCGAGCGCCACTACCTCGATTTCTGGGACTGACCATGTCCAAGCTTCCCGACCTCCTCGACTCGTTTCTGACCTTCCTTGCGGGTCTGTCGCCCGGCGCGCTCGGCGCCGCCGTCAGCCTCGCCCATGAGAAGGGGCTCACCTGGTCGGAGCGCTGCATCCAGTTCGCCGCCGGCACCACCATCAGCTGGTTCGCGCAGCGCTGGATCGGTGCGGTCTACGCGTTCGACCCCTTCGTGCTGCAGGGCATCGGCTTCAGCGCCGGCATGGTCGCCTTCAAATCCACGCCGCGATTCATCGCCAGCGCCGCCGACGTCATTGCCGGCCTTCCGGCCATGATCCGCGACCGCTTCTTCCCTGCTCGAAAGGACAAGCCGTGACCGACACGCGCACCCCTACCCCTGCGCCCAAGCCGCGCACCCTCGCCGGCGTGATCGGCACCGCGCTTGGCGCGGTCGCGCTGTTCACGGTGACCCCGGCCTTCGAAAGCGGGCGCACCGTCGAAGCAACGGTGACGCCAACCGGGGACGTGCAGATCCGCCACGTCGCGGGCCGCCAGTACCTCGACGCCTATCTCGACATCGTCCGCGTGCCCACCGCCTGCGACGGCATCACTAAGGGCATCCGCCTGGGCCAGCGCTATACGGAGGCGCAGTGCACCGCGATGCTGGAGCGCGAACTGATCGCGCATGCCGAAGAAGTCATCGCCTGCGTGCCCCAACTCTACGGCCGCGAGCGCGAGGCACCCGCCGCGGTGTCGCTCGCCTACAACATCGGCGGGCCGAAGTTCTGCGCGTCGACCGCAGCCCGCCACTTCCGGGCCAAGCGCTGGACGGAGGGCTGCAACGCCCTGGTCCTGTGGAACAAGGCCGGCGGCCGTGTCGTGCAGGGCCTGGTCAACCGCCGCGAGCGCGAACGCGCGATCTGCCTGCGCGGCGTCACTCCCCGAAAGGATCCGTGATGATCGCAGCCGCTCTCACCAAGCTCGCCCGTATGCGCGAATGGCTGACCCTGCTCGCGCTCGGCGCCGCCGCCGCGTGGATCTACGTCCAGTGGGCGGAGGCCGACCGAGCGCGCGACCGCTATGCGCAATGGATCGATGTCACCTGCGCGGGCGCCGGCGCCCCCTATGCCGGCGGCAGCGAGCAGCGCACCGACACGGCGGGCAAGCCGGTGACCGTCACCTTCGCCGATGGCCAGCGCTGCCGCACCGCCATCAACCTCGCCGTCGCCTTCAAGGGCGAGACCGACCGCGCCACCGCCGAGCGCCTGGCGCGCGCCATGCTCGAACACGACGGCAAGCTGCTCGCCGATGCCCGCCTCGCCCGTGTCGCGGCCGAAGCCGCCAAGGCCGCTACCGAACGAATGGAGATCGCAAATGCCGAAGTCGAAGCACAGCCGGACGGCACGGGTCGCGTCGATCATGCTTGGTTCGCTGCTCTTAACGACGTTGCCGGGCTGCGCGCACCGAGCCGTTGAAGTGCCGGTGCCGCAGCCGGTGCCGGTCGCGGTTGAGATCCGCGACACGCCGCCGGCCGAGCTGCTGCGCTGCCCCGAGCAACCCGCCGGCTTCCCGACCGATGCCCAGGCGACCATGCCCGCCGGCGTCCGCTCGGCCGCGATTCGCATGGCGCGTGCCCTGCGCGATCGTGGCGACCAGCTGGTGCGCCTGATCCGCTGGCACGATCCGGAGGCATGCCGGTGAAGAAGCCCGAGGGCCTGCGCCGGCTGCTGCTCGCGACCGCCCTGAAGGATCAGCCGGAGAAGCTGCAGCTCTACATCGATCGCGGCGGCGTCACCTGCCGCCGCGGGCGCAACCTCGCCTTCACCTACGGCTATACGCTCAACGTCGTGGTCGAGGGCTACACGGGCGAGGTGGACGCGCTGATGGTCCCGATCCTCGCCTGGGTGGCGGAACAGCAGCCCGACCTGCTCGACAAGCCACCGTACAAGCCCTTCGAGTTCGAATCGGAACTGCTCGACGCGAACAGCGCCGACGTCTCGATCAACATCGAGCTGACCGAGAACGTGCTGGTCGATCGCACCGGCACGCGGGAATGGTCGACGCGGCACCTGGACGAGCCGGTCATTGCGGATGCTTTCCCCGGCGTTTGTGGCGTCTCCCTCGTCGACGCGCTGATCGCCGAGGCGAATGACCCGACGCCATGAGCGACGACCTGATCGAAATCGAGAAGCTGGCGGGCGCCCTGCTGCGCAACACCGACGCCAACGCGCGCCGCCGCCTGCTGCGATCGGTGGCGAAGAAGGTGCAGGCCAGCCAGCGCGGGCGCATGGGGCGCCAGCAGGATCCCGACGGTGCCCCGTTCGCGCCCCGACGCAAGCGTCCGGAACCCACGCGCGGCACCTACACCGTGCGCTTCCTCTACCCCAAGGGCGATCCCAACCCGCGCGAAGTCCTCATGAAGAGCTGGGTCTGGGATGGCCCGCTGATGACCGGCTTCGATATCGAGGCGGGCGGGATCCGCTCGTTCCACACGGACCGGGTCGATCGCTATCTGCCGCTGGAACCGGGGATGCAGAACGCCGGCGCCGGCAAGCTACGACGCAAGGGGCAGATCCGCCGTGCAGCCATGTTCCGCAAGCTAGCATCCGCCCGCCACCTGCGCGCCGACGCAAGCGACACCGAGGCATGGGTCGGCTTCACCGGCCAGGCCGCGCGCGTCGCTGGCATCCACCAGCACGGCCTGGTCGACAAACCGGCAGAGAAGGCCAAGCCGGTCCGCTATGCTCGCCGCACGCTGCTGGGCTTCAGCGAGGCGGACCGCGTGATGGTATTGGACGCGCTGCTTGCATCACTGGTCGACCGCACGTGATATCGGCACGAGTACAGTTGCTTAACCCACTCTGGCCCCCCGAGCCCTCAGCGGAAGACGGGGTAAAGCGAAGAGCAGCGTCAACCCACGCGTACAAGCCGGCAAGCTTGCGGGGCTTTCCAAACTCAACTTACATTCCCCGGAACAAAGGGGAGGATGAATTGCGAATCGAGAAGCTCACCTTTTCGGCCGGCGAGGCGCCGGGCTCCCCGCCGCTGGAACTCGCACCATCGGCCATCACCATCTTTATTGGACCAAATAATGGTGGAAAGTCTACCGCGCTGCGAGAGATTCAGCTTGGCATGTTACATCATGCCCGGCCGTCTTCGAAAGTGGTTGTAGATGCCCAACTAGCTCCCATGGACGATGCGGAGTTACAGAGCAAAATCGACCATGTGATTGTCGGACACGATCCTAGCAACATAGGATTCCTACACCTCGGACGCAGAGGTTCTACTTCGAGCATACACCTGAGCACGATTGCCAATATGCGGGCGCAGCCGTGGATTGAGCCTCATTCGACTATGATCCGACAGATGATACTCCCGCACTACGTAATGAACCTTAACGGTGAGGCACGCCTGACCTTAACCAGTCCCGGCACCGCGCAAAAATTGAGCGAGCGTGCCATGTCCACGGTGGCAGCGATATTTAAAGATGATGCACTGCGAGCAAAAGTCTCAAACGTTATCCACGACGCTTTCGGCCTCTATCTCGTGGTTGACGCCACTCAGCTCGGGAGCCTGAACTACGCACTATCTACGGAACAGCCCAACTCTGAACTAGAGCGTAGCTTCACCGACCCTGCCATCGATTTCTTTGCGAGAGCAGAACCCCTGATGCTCGCTAGTGATGGTACCAAGGCGTTTGTGGGCGTCATCACTGAGGTCCTCGCGGGCGAGGCGGACGTCATCTTCATAGACGAGCCGGAAGCCTTTTTGCACCCTGGGCTTGCGTATGCACTCGGTCGTGAGCTCGCCCTCAACGTCACTGAGGACAAACAGCTTTTCGCCGCCACTCATAGTCCGCAGTTCTTGATGGGCTGCCTCTCAGCTGGCGCCGAGATCAACGTGATCCGCCTCTCCCGGCAACAGGATCAGGTCACATCCAATCTGCTCGATAGCGATACTCTCTCGGTGATGATGTCGGATCCGTTACTAAGGTCCAGCAACATTATTTCCGGTCTCTTCTACAACGCAGCGGTGGTCGTAGAAGGGGACTCCGATCGGTCCTTTTACGAGGAGATCAATCATCGGTTGGCGCACGTTGGAAAGGGCATTAAGCACCCGCTGTTCATAAATGCGCACAGCAAGCAAACGGCACCGGAGATCGCTCGCGCTTTGAGGAGTGCCGGGGTTCCTGCTGCTATGGTCCTCGACATAGATTGGCTGAAAGAAGACGGAGCCGTGCTAAAGCGGTACTTCGATGGAATCGGATTGCCCAAGTCTTCCTTCCAGTCTGCATCGTTAGCTCGTTCTCAGACCCGCCGCGACTTGGAGGCAAGCGGAAAGGACTACAAGAGAGCGGGCGGGGTAAGTCTTCTTAACCCTAATGAGCGTGCATCTGCCGATGATTTTCTAGATCAAATGGATCGTTACGGACTGTTCACCGTGCGCCACGGTGAGGTAGAGTGTTGGCTATCAGATTTGCCGCTATCCAGGGCGAAGCATGGATGGCTTGAGCGAATATTCAGCGTTATGGGCAGCGACAGGACAGATCCCAGCTATATTCATGCGACAAACGGGGACGTTTGGGATTTTATTCAACAAGTGGGCCACTGGATTGCTGATCCTAATCGAAAGGGCTTGCGGTAGCGCGAAGGTCGGTAGCCGCTCGTTAGAGCCAGCCAGGGCGCCGAGTAGCGGCTCGCCTGCCGCCGCTCTGCAATCGTAGAGTCCCTCTCTACGATTGCAGCCCCCTAGCCGCTGCTGCCACCCGCCGCCGACATGGCCGGCGATGTCCACCGCCGCCACCAGTTCCAACGCTATCGATCTGTCGCGTCTGCCGGCGCCGACGATCGTCGAGCAGCTGACGTTCGAGCAGATCCTCGCCGAACTGATCGCAACCCTGCGCGCGCTGCTTCCCGGCTTCGACGCGCTGGTCGAAAGCGACCCGGTCATGAAGCTGCTGCAGGTGGTCGCCTATCGCGAGCTGCTGCTGCGCCAAGGGTTCAACGACGCGGCACGCCAGCTGATGCTCGCCTACGCCACCGGTACCAACCTGGACCACCTCGCCGCGCTGGTCGGCGTCGGCCGGCTCACCGAGGACGAAAGCGACGACGCCCTGCGCCAGCGCGCCGTGCTTGGCCCCGAAGGTTTCTCGGTCGCCGGTCCCGAGCTGGCCTATGTTTTCCACGCCAAGTCGGCCGATGCGGGCGTGCTCGATGCCAGTGCCATCTCGCCGGCGCCTGGCGAGGTGCGGGTTACCGTGCTTTCACGCGATGGCGACGGCACCGCCCCTGCCGCGCTGCTCGATGCCGTCCGCGAGCGGGTCAACGCGCGCGAGGTTCGTCCGCTCGGCGACCTAGTCACCGTCGCCAGTGCCCAGATCCGCACCTTCGCGATCAACGCAACGCTCTACACCTTCGCCGGTCCGGACCGTTCGCTGGTGCTGACCGCCGCCCGCGCCCAGCTGGACGCCTACCTTGCCGAATGCCGACTGCTCGGCCGCGACGTGACGATGTCGGGCCTCTACGCCGCGCTCACCGTGCCCGGCGTGCAGCGCGTCGTGCTGGCGTCGCCCCTCAGCGACGTCGTCTGCGACCCGACCCAGGCCGCATGGTGCACCGGCATTACCATCGCGCACGGCGGCTATGACGCATAGCCTGCTTCCTCCGAATACCACCCCGCTCGAACGCGCCGCCGAAACTGCGACCGCGCGCATCGGCGAGGTGCCGTTCCCGATCGAGCGTCTGTGGGATCCGCAGCAGATCCCGTCCGAGTGGCTCCCGTGGCTCGCCTGGGGCCTGTCGGTCGACAGCTGGGACGAGGACTGGAGCGAGCAGGCGAAGCGCGACGCGGTCGCGGACTCGATTGCGCTCCACCGGATCAAGGGCACGCGCGCCTCAGTGGAAGCGGTGCTGGGCCGCTTCGACCAGCTGCTCGACCTGGTCGAGTGGCACCAGGCGACCCCACGCGCGGATCCGCACACCTTCGAGATCCGCCTGCCGATCGCCGCCGAAGGCGTGAAGCCGGGCGGCCGGCGCGCCACCGCCGCCTTTGCAGAAGCCATCATCCGCGAAGTCTCGCGGGTGAAGCCCGCGCGCGAGCATTTCCGCCTGGTGCAGACGCTCGACCTTGAGGGCGCGATCGGCATCCAGGGTGTCGCTCGCCTCGCCGGCGCCGGCCGCGGCGACATGGCCGCCGTCATCGACACCTCGCCGGCCTGGGCCGCCTACCTCCAGACCGAGGATGGCGAGCCGCTGCAGGATGACACCGGCACCTTTGTGGACACCGCCCCATGAGCAAGCTCGCCCTCACCATCACCCAGGCGGGCCATGCCCGCTTCACCGCCGCCCAGGTCGACGACGACATCGACCTGTCGGTGTCGCACGTCGGCCTCACCGACCGCAGCTTCGTGGCCGCGCCGACGCTCACCGCGTTGCCCGGCGAGTTCCGGCGCGTGTCGACCATCTCCGGTCAGGCCGTGGGCGACAACGTCGTGCACATGGTCGTGCGCGACAGCGAGCCGCTCGCCTACCGCGTCCGCGGCTTCGGCCTGTTCCTCGCCGATGGCACCCTGTTCGCCACCTATGGCCAGGCCGATGCGCTGTTCGAGAAGGCGGCACTCAGCGAGATGCACCTGGCGCTCGACATCGCCTTCCCCGCCGGCAACGTCGAGCAGCTGAACTTCGGCGACACCAACTTCCTCAACCCGCCCGCGACGACGGCCGCCAAGGGCGTGGCCGAGCTGGCGACGCAAGCCGAGGTCGACGCCGGCACCGATGCCGAGCGCATCGTCACGCCCAAGACGCTGGCGCAGCGCCTCCTGTCGCTGCTCACCGGCCGCAGGATCCTTGGTGCGGGCCTCGTGACCGGCGGCGGCGACCTGTCTGCCGATCGCACCCTCACCGTCACCGCCGCCACTGCGGCCGAGGCGGATGCCGGCACGCTCGCCACCAAGGCGCTGACGCCGGCGAGCCTGGTCAACGTCCTGGCGTCGATCGCCGCGCGCGTGCCGCTCACCCGCCGGATCAACACCGATGGTCTGGCGCTTGGCGGTAATGCGCTTGGAACCGACGTGACGATCTCGGTGCCCGCCGCCACGCCAGAGCAGCTGCTCAACGCCATGGCAGCAAACGTCGCGCTCACGCCGCAGTCGTTCGGCGGCCTCGCCAAGCTGTTCGACGCCAACGGCTACTACACGCTCCCCGGTGGTCTGATCGTCCAGTGGGTGAGCTACCGCGCGCTGCTCGCCGACGAGCCCACCGCCACGCTCGCCTATCCGGTGCCGTTCCCCAACGCCTGCCTGTTCGCAATGACGTGCCCATACATCTCGGCCGCGAGCCCGGCGCGGGACGGATGGACCCAGATCGTCGGCAACCCCGGTCCTGCCTCCTGCCTCATCCAGGTGCAGGCCGACGACCAGAACGACCGCCGCATCGACGGCATCAACCTCCTCGTCATCGGACGCTGACATGGCCAAGATCTCCGAACTGCCCGAACTGGTCGATCCGGCCGGCACCGAAACCGTGCCGGTCCTCATCGGCGGCATCACCAGGCGCGCGCGCCTCGACAAGCTCGCCGGGGCCGCCGCGGGCACGCTGGTGGCTGAGGCCACCAATGATCTGCGCTACCGGGTTGCCGGTGCCTACGATCCGGCCGGCGCCCGCCTGACCGGCAACACCGCCCCTGCCGGCACCACGGCCATCTACAAGAAGACCTTCGGCCAGCTATTCCCTGACATGGGCGACGAGGGCGGCATGATCCCATGGGTGGAGATCGCCTTCGAGGTCGCGGGCCCGGTGCGGATCAAGCTCTTCAGCACCAATGGAACTGGCCAACCAGTCTACGAAGCCGACGTCGGTACCTTCACACCGCCCGCGATTGTCGTGCTGCCCGCGCTGGTGCGGTTCACGCTCCCCACGCCGGTCAAGGTGGCGAAGGCGTGGCGTGGCGGCCTGTACCAGGCCGGCAGCTATGTCTCGGCCCTGCTGAACGATGGCGCCAACCAGACCAGCATGTCCGGCGACTATACCGTCCCGACCCGCAACCCGGACAACAACAACGCGACGACCGCCCGGCTCTTCCGCCTTGGCGTGCGCTACAAGAGCGTCGGCGAGCAGGTCGATACGCTGACGACCCGGGTCGCCGCAGTGGAGGCGCGCGGCGGTGGCAAGACCGTGCTGCCGAGCGACACCTATCTGCGCGGTGGCGAGCTTCTGCCGTTCCTGCCCGACATGACGCGCATCGCCTGGTGGGGATCCTCCACCATGGACTATCTCGGCACCGAGCTGGGCACGATGGCGGCCGCCTATGGCGCCACGCCCTACGCCGGCGGCAAGGCAGGCGAGCTGCTGGAGGATACGCTCGCCCGGTTCGGCTCCCGTCCTGCCCTCCTCAACGTCGTGGGCGGCTCGATCCCGGCCGACCGCACCGCCGTCGCCTGCGTGTCGCAGAACGGCCAGACCGCAGCCCTCAAGCCCTATGCCGGCACGCTTGGCGGCGTAGCGGGTACGCTCAGCTGGAGCACTGCCAACAACCGCCTGGAGTTCGTGCGTGACGCTGTCGGCACTGCCGTGCCGGTCGCCGACGGCACCCCGCTGCTCCCCACGATCGGGCGACAGCACCGCAATGCCGTGACGCTGCTCAACATCGGCAAGAACAACTTCGTGCCCGATTATGCGAGCGCCGAATACATCGCGCAGCAGACCCACGAAGCGTTCGACTGGCTGTCGCCGTTCCTCAAGCGGGTGCTGGTGATCAACCACTATGTCGACATGCTGTCGGCGCCCAGCGACTATAAGCGCTTCACCAAGATCCTTGAGGTCAACCAGAAGCTGCGCGACCGCTACGGTGCGCAGTGCGTCGACCTGTACGCCTTCATCTCCAAAGGCCAGGCTCTGTTCGGTAAGACCGTGTGGCAGGTGATCGGAAAGCAACCCACCGACGACGATCTGGCTTACCAGGCGCGCGGCAACAAGCCGCCCTCGCTGTCGTCCGATGACCAGCACCTCAACGCCGCCGGCAACACCGGCATGCGCTGGCTGATCCAGCAGTACATCGCTCAGCTGGGCTGGTACTGACCCGCACTGCAGGGTCGTCCCGCAATCGTAGAGTGCGTCTCTACGATTGCGGCCCCCGTGACGCCGCCGCCAGCCCGCGCATGGTCGCTGCGTGGCCGAACCTGTCGACACCCCCCGCCTGATCGGCGACCTGCTGCGCGAAGGCGTTGTGATCGAACGCGCCGGTGCGACCTGCCGCGTCGCCATCGGCGATCTCGAAAGCGGCCCCATTCCCTGGCTCGCCGGGCGCGCCGGCGACGCGGTCATCTGGTCCCCGCCCAGCGTAGGCGAACAAGTGGCGGTGCTTTCGCCGGAAGGCGACATCGAGCGCGCGATCGTCCTGCCGGGGATCTTCTCCGACGCGCACCCCGCCCCCGGCGACGACACGACCCACATCGCTTTCGCGGACGGCACCTGGATCGGCTACGATCCCGGCGCCGGCGAAGCGATGGTGACGCTGGGCGACGGCACCGGCCTTGCGATCACCCCCGGTAAGATCCGGATCAACTGCGACGTCGAGATCACCGGCAAGCTCACCGCGACCGATGACGTCGTCGGCGCCGGCAAGAGCCTGAAGGATCACGTCCACACCAAGGTGCAGGCCGGCGGCGCCATCTCGGGTCCGCCGCAATGATCGGCATGAACGCCGCCACCGGCAAGCTGCTGGAAGGCATCGAGCATCTGCGCCAGTCGGTGCAGGACATCCTCGGCACCCCGCTTGGCACCCGCGTCGGCCGGCGCTGGTACGGCTCGCATATCCCCGAGTTGCTCGATCAGCCGCTGAACGACCGCACGCGCCTCGCGCTGGTCGCCGCCGGCGCCCTCGCCCTCATGCGGCAGGAGCCGCGGATCCGCGCCACGCGCATCACGGTCGAAACCGGCGACGTCACTGGCGCCGCGGTGCTGCGCATCGTCGGCAAGCGGCTCGACGGTCCCCGCGTTGGCGCCCCGCTCACCCTCGCCATCCCCGTTCGCGCTGCCAGCGCATCCTGAAAGGACCCACCATGGCCGACCGTTACCACCACGGCATTTCCCTGACCGAAGTCTCCAACGCGCCGCGCATCATCGCGACCGTCGCCACCGCCGTGATCGGCCTGGTCGCCACCGCACCCGCTGCCGCTGCGGACGCCTTCCCGCTCGACCGGCCGGTGCTGGTGCGCGATCTCGATGCCGCGATCGTCGCCGCGGGTGCCGGCGGCACCCTCGCCGCAACCCTGTCTGCCATCGCCGCCACGGTGCGCACCCCGGTTGTGGTCGTTCGCGTCGCCCCTGGTGCGGACGCTGCCGCAACGCAGGCCGCCATCATCGGCGCAAGCGTAAACGGCCTCCGCACCGGCATGCAGGCGCTGCTCGGCGCCGAGGCAGCAACCGGCGTCAAGCCGCGGATTCTCGCGGCGCCGGGGCTGGAGAACGCCGAGATCACCCAGGCGCTTGCCGAGGTAGCCGAGAAGCTGCGCGGCATGTCCTATGCTAAGGCGCTCGGCGACGACGTCCCTGCGGTCGAAGCCTATGCCTCCGGCTTCACCTCGCGCGCCCTCATGCTGCTGTGGCCCGACGTCACGGTGCGCCGTGCGGACGGCACCACCGCGCCCAGCTTCGCTGCCGCCCATGCCGTCGCCATGCGCGCGCTGATCGACCAGGAGCAGGGCTGGCACAAGACGCTGTCCAACGTGCCCCTGCCCGGCATCACGGCCGGCACTGGCATCGTCGGCATCACCCGCGATGTCACCTTCGACATTCAGGATCCCGACTGCGACGCCAATGTGCTGAACGCCGCCAACGTCACCACGCTGGTGCGGATCAACGGCGAGCTGCGCTTCTGGGGATCGCGCACCACCGCCAGCGACGCGAACTTCGCGTTCGAGTCCGCAACCCGCACCGCCCAGATCCTTGCCGACACGATCGCTGCCGGCCTGGTCTGGGCGATCGACAAGCCGCTTACCCCCGGTCTCGCCCGCGACATCGTCGAGCAGTGCAACGCCAAGTTCCGCGCCATGAAACAGGCCGGCGTGATCTTCGGCGCCCAGGCGGTGTTCGATGCGGCCAAGAACCCGGTCGACAAGCTGCGCACCGGCATCCTGACGATCGGCTACCGCTACACCCCGATCCCCCCGCTGGAGCGGCTGAACCTCGTCCAGGAAATCACCGACGAGTTCCTCGCCAACTTCGCAGACCTCGTGGCGAACGGCTGAGCGATGGAGATCCCCAACCGCGTCCCGATCGCACTCCTGCTCTTCAGCATCGCTGTTGCAGCTCTGCTGTGGGGCTTCGACATCGTGCCTTGGTGGGCGATCCCGATCGTCCTCCTGCTGGCGCCGGTCGCCGCCTGCCTCGTCCTCGCTCTGCTCTTCTACGCCGCCTGGATCGCGTCGGGCAGCCACTGACCTCCCGAAAGGAATCGACACATGAGCTTCCCCGAAAAACTGAAGAAGGCCGACCTGTTCGTCGACGGCCGCTGGGTTGCCGAACACACCTCGGTCACCCTCCCCAAGCTCGGCCGCAAGCTGGAAGAACATCGCGGCGGCGGCATGGACCGCCCGGTCAAGGTCGACATGGGCGGCGAGGCGCTGGAGGCCGAATGGACCTGCGGCGGTTGGGTGCGCGACCTGATCATGGGCTTCGGCCACGAACGGCTCGAAGGCATCCAGATGCGGTTTACCGCTGCCGCCCAGGACGATGCGACCGGCGCCGTCCATAGCTGGGAGGCAATCCTCGGCGGCCGTCACGAAGAGATCGACCTGGGCGAGAGCAAGCCCGGCGAGGATACGGAGATGAAGGGCAAGACCGCCGTCGTCTTCTACCAGCTCACCCGCGACGGCGAGGAGCTGGTCTACATCGACGTCCTCAACACGATCGAGCGCATCGGCGGTGTCGACCGCATGGAAGCGCACCGCGCCGCCCTCGGCCGCTTCTGATCACCGGCCCCGGCCGCGCGCCGGGGCCGGTCCCTCCCCCAGTTCTAGGATCATCCCATGTCTGCTGTCTTTTCCACTTTCGCCCTTCAGGCTGCAATCTCCGTCGCGGGCGCTGTCGTGCATGATGCCGGCACCCAGATCGAAGTGCGCAAGCCCGGTGCCGGCGAGATGCGCGGCCTGTCCGTCAACCCGCTCATCCAGGGCGACTACACCTCGCTCGAAACGCTGGCGTCCCGCATCACCAAGCCGCAGCTGTCCAAGCAGCACTTCGCTGCGCTCGATCCGGCCGACCTGACCCAGTTCCACCTCGAAGTTCTGGATTTTTTGCTGCCGTCGAGCGCGAAGCAGGCAGTCTCCCCGACCGAGTAGAACCCGTCATGGCGGACATCTGGTCGGTGCTGCGCGGGCAGCCCGGCTACGAAGCGATGTGCGCCATGTCGATCCCGGACCTGATGAACTGGCACCGCCTGGCCGCCGAGCGCGCGCCCAAGAAGGAACGATAACGTGGCCGATCGCGACCTGCGGATCCGCATGCTGCTCGCCGCCAGCGACCGCGTCACCCGGCCGCTGCGCGACATCGCCGGCGGGTCGCGCGCGGCAACCGAGGCGCTACGCGGCACCCGCGAGCGCCTGCGCGAAGTCGATCGCGCCCAGGAACAACTGAACAGCTTCACCACCCTGCGCGCGGGCCTGCGATCGTCGGCCACTGCCATGCGGACGGCCGAACAGCGTGCCGCCGCGCTCGGCCGCGAGATCGAGCAGACCGCCAGGCCTACCCGCGCCATGAAGCGCGACTTTGCCGAAGCGACCCGCGCCGCCGAGCAGCTGGCCACCAGCCACCGCCACGACGTGCAGCAGCTGCGCGAGCTGCGCGGCGCGCTGCAAGCGGCCGGCGCCAATACCCGCGATCTGTCGCGCTACGAGCGCGAGCTGGCCGACCGATCCGCCAATACCAACCGCGAGCTAGCCGAGCAGGAACGCCGCCTTGAGCGGGTCGCCAACCGCGAGCAGCGCATGGGCGCCGCACGCGACCGGTTCAGCCGCACCATGGGTGCCGCCGGCAACGTTGCCGGGGCCGGCATGGGCATGCTCGCCACCGCCGGCGCCATGGCCCTGCCGATCGTCGCCGGCATCCAGGGGGCGCAGGAATACGAATCGAAGATGACCGACATCGGTCAGAAGGCGAACCTCACCCGAGCCGCGACCGGTCGCATGGGCGCGGATCTGTTGAAGGCCGCGCGCGCCGCCAACCAACTGCCCGAGGCGATGCAGGGCGGCGTCGATACGCTGTCCGGCTTCGGCCTCGATCCGCGCCAGGCGACAGCGATGATGCAGCCGATCGGCCGCGCGGCCACCGCCTACAAGGCCGAGATCTCGGACCTGGCCGCCGCCAGCTTCTCGGCCCATGACAACCTGAAGGTCGCGCTCAGCGACACCCAGCGCATGATCGACGGCATGGCCGCCGCGGGCAAGGCGGGCGCCTTCGAGATGAAGGATATGGCCCAGCACTTCCCGACGCTAACGGCCGCTTATCAGGGGCTTGGGCAGACCGGCGTCGCCGCCGGCGTCGACCTGTCGGCCGCACTCCAGATCACGCGCAAGGGCGCCGGCGACAGCGCGACCGCAGCCGGCAACCTCAACAACGTCCTGCAGAAGATCACGTCGCCGGCCACGGTGCGCGCGTTCAAGAAGCTGGGCGTGGATCTGCCAAAGTCGCTGAAGCGGATGTATGCCGAGGGCAAGACGCCGATCGAGGCGATCTCCGAACTGACGAACAAGACGCTGAAGGGCGACCTGTCGCGCCTCGGCTACCTGTTCGAGGATGCCCAGGTGCAGGCGGGCCTGCGCCCGCTCATCCAGAACATGGAGGAATATCGGCGGATCCGCAGTGAGGCGATGAACGCCAGCGGCACCACCGATGCCGACTTCGCCGAGCGCATGCGCGACAGCGCCGAGCAGACCAGGCAGCTGACCGTCAACGCCGCGACGCTCGGCATCCAGCTCGGCACCGTCCTGCTGCCCACCGTCAACGATCTGCTCGGCAAGGCGTCCGCCATGGCGTCGCGCCTGGGCGACTGGTCGCAGCGTCACCCCGCGCTCACCAAGGCGATCGTCGTCGGCACCGTCGCGCTCACCGCCATGATGGGCGCAGCCGCCCTGCTCACGCTGGCCTATGCTGCGATGATGGGCCCCATGGCGCTGTTCGGCGCGCTGTCGACCGCCACCGGCATCGCGATGCTGCCGATGATCGGCATCGTCCTGGCCGTCGTCGCCGCGGTCGCGCTGCTCGCCTATGGCGCGTACCAGGTCTACAACAACTGGGGCGCGATCACCGGCTTCTTTGGCGGGATTTGGGAGCGGATCCGCTCGACCTTCACCTCGAACTGGGCGTTCATCCGCAACCTGCTGCTGGGCGCGCTGGTCATCTTCATGCCGCCGGTCGCCGCGCTGATGCTGGTCGCAAAGGCGGTTTACGACAACTGGGGGGCGATCCGCTCGGGCTTCATGGCCGGCGTCGCCTTCCTGGCCGGCATCGTCGGCCCGGTCGTGCAGCCGCTGCTGAACATCCTCGGCTTCATGGGCGGGCTCTACCTGCGCTTTTCGCAGATGGGCCTGCACCTGATTCAGGGGCTGGGTCGCGGAATCCTTTCCGGTGTCGGATGGGTGCTGAAGCTGATCACCAACGTCGCCACCACGATCGGGGGCGCCTTCGCGCGGGCGATGGGCATCAAGTCGCCGTCGCGCGTGTTCATGGCTTATGGCGGCCACCTCATGGCGGGGCTGCACAACGGGATCGACAACGATGCCGACGCACCGGTCGGACGCATGACGCGGCTGTCGCGCGACCTGACGCAAGCCCTCGCGGTCACAGCGGCGACGCCCGCGCTGGCAGTCGCTGGCGTTGCGCCTGGCGCCGGCAGCGCGCCGGCGACGGCGCGTGCCGCTCCGCCCGCGCCCATGACCGTCACGATCCACATCAACGGCGCCAACCGCGATCCGCAGGACATCGCCGCCGCCGTCGAGCAGGCGCTTGCCCGCGTCGATGCCGCCCGCCGCGCCGACAGCTATTCGGCCTTCGCCGACAATCCGGACTGGAGCGTCTGATGTTGATGTCGCTGGGCATGTTCCCCTTCTCGCTCGACACCCTCGCGCATGAGGATCTGTCGCGCCGCACCGCCTGGCGTCATGCGACGTCCCAGCGCATCGGCCAGCGGGACGCCACCCAGTTCGTTGGCCCCGGCGAGGAAACAATCTCGATCGGCGGGATGGCCTATGCCGAGCTGACGGATGGCCGCGCCAGCCTCGACCAGCTGCGTACCATGGCGGGCAGCGGCGATGCATGGCCGCTGGTCGACGGCGCCGGCATGATCTTCGGCGCCTTCGTCATCCAGACGCTGGACGAACGCCACAAGGCGCTGTTCCCGGATGGCACCCCGCGCTCGATCGACTTTCAGATCGAACTACTGCGCGTCGACACCGAGCAGCCGGCATGATCGCGAACATCCCCGACTATCGCGTGGAGGTGGACGGCATCGACGTCACGCCCCGGCTGCGCGACCGGGTGCCCGGCAACGACAACCGTCCGCGCCTCATCTCGCTGGGGATCACCGACAAGCGGGGCAATGAATCCGACCAGCTCGACCTGGTGCTCGACGACAGCGACGGTGCCTTCAACCTGCCGCCCACCGGTGCGAAGATCCGGGTGCAGCTCGGGTGGAAGCAGGGCAGCGACGTCGCGGCCGGTCTAGTCGACAAGGGCACCTTCATCGTGGACGAGGTGTCCCACACCGGCCCGCCCGACGTGATCACCGTCCGCGCCCGCGCCGCCGACTTCACCGGCGCCATGCGCGTGCGCCGCGAGCGCAGCTGGCGCGGCACCACGCTGGGCGCGATCGTCGCCGACGTCGCCCGTGCGCATGGGCTGACTCCGCGCTGTGCGCCCGCGCTGGCGTCGATCGCGGTCACCACGAAGGCACAGAGCCGGGAGAGCGATCTCGCCTTCCTGCGCCGCCTTGGCCGCGATCACGATGCCGCCGCGACCATTAAGCGCGGGAACCTGGTGCTGGCGCCGCTCGGCAAGGCGGCGACTATCTCAGGCGTGAACCTGCGGGCGCTGACCATCCACCGCCGCGACGGCGATCGGCACGACTATCAGCTGCAGAAGCAGGAGGAGGTGACCGGCGTCACCGCCAGCTGGCACGATCGCGGCGCCGCGAAGAAAAAGGCCATCACGGTCGGCAAGTCGGAGGGCGCCCGCAAGCTGTCCCGCACCTATGCCACCGAAGCCGATGCAAAGGCGGCGGCGCAGGCAGAAAGCAGCCGCGCCGCGCGCCAGCCCCGCACGCTGGCGCTGAACCTCGCCCTCGGGCGCGCCGACATCAAGCCGGAACAACCGGTGACCGTCGCAGGGTTCAAGCCCGCGATCGACGCCCAACGGTGGGTGGTTGCTGAGGTGTCACACGCACTAGGCGATCGGGGATTTCAGACGCAGGTAAAGCTGGAAGCTGCCTGACAGCTACCACCGCACTTTAACTTCGGCGCCGCCTTGGCTGCCGTCACTTTCCATCTGCAAAAGCAAACCAAGGTTGGTAAGTTTCTGGATCAACTGCCTTTCCCCCGACACAGAAAGATTATCAGGGATCCGCAATCGCATCTCATCGTCGGAGACGACTTCCAGAGGTTGATAGATGTTTTCGGACATTAGCACTTGTAGGACGTCGTCGCCCTTGCTGCTCGGCACCCGCGCATAGAGTGAGACACCACCTTCTCGTGCTGACACTGACGAGCTTAAACCAAAGAGCTTACTTGCGCTAGAAGTCGAACCTTTCTCTATTCGAGCCAAGCGGTTAGAAATGCTCGCAAGCTCCTTCTTAATGAAGGCGTCTACAGTGATACTCTCCTCGCGCGGTTTTACCGTTTCGATAACCACATTACTCAAGAACGGCTTGTGAGTCCCGGATGCCAGAGCCTCGCTCTTTTTGCGCAGGGCCTCCGCGAGATTATTGATGAATTCCTCCATCTCTAGGATATTTAGATCCGCAGGATAGGGTTCATACCTGAAGTCTGAAATGTCAAAAGGAACAACGCCGCCTTGGTTTACCACGACCACAGTCGGCAACTTGGACGCAAGCCGGAGCCCTAGCTCGAACATCACGTTCGGATTCAAGTCCGTGATATCAGCAACCACCAACGGGAAGCTGAAAATGTTAGCTATGATGCTTTCAGAGACTCTGTCGTTAACTTCGTTCTGCCATGCATTAACCGGATCGAACCCCGCCTTCCGAACGGCACGATGTAATAACGACTGAACATCCCGCCAGTGCTTACTGCTATGACTGGCAGTGGCTGATATCGGCATTATCACGCCACAGCGACGATCCGCATCAAGCTCCGTGTCAGGAGTAGAACGTTCGTCAACACCTTGAATACCCGCCTCGCCATCCGCAAGCCGTGGCAGTTCGCCGGAAACGTTCGTCATACCCCCCCCTTTTTCTTGTCCTAGAAGCCTAGAGCCTCATCCCACGGCATCACCCGATGAACCGCGGCGACCTGCTCATTCGGCACCGCGAAGGTCGCATCTGGATTGAACTGGCGCAGCAGCACCGCCCCCGGCCGGCGCCGCACCAGTTGCTTGATGAGGACGTGCCGCACTTCCTCGCCATCGAAGGTCGGGCCGCGCAGCTGCACTACGACGTCGTCGCCAACGCCGGGCGAACGCTTGGGATCGACAAGCACGCGACGGCCGGAGTCGTAGCGCGGCTCCATAGAATGTCCCGCCACCTCGACCACGTAGAGATCCGGACGGCCGGTCACACCGATGGGACGCGCCATGAAGTCGAGCGCTTCCGTCATATGCACTTCGGTCTGCTCGACCCTCACGACCACTCCAGCTTCGTCGCTATATTCAAGCTCGGCACCAAGCGCGCTGCCATAGATGGGCAGCGTTTTTGGCAGTCGTCTAAACGCTTCGGGGGAAATGCTCCCCTCGACAGGAAACGTACGTTCAATCGCATCCTCGCGACCGAGCAACCAGTCGGAGGTGGTGCCGAGTTCCTTCGCAATTGCATCGAGACGGTCGATCGCGGGCATCGCGTTCTTGCCCAGGATGTTACGGATCGCACCAGGCTGCCCCGTCGCGGCAAGCGATATCTCACGCGCGCTGACATTCAGCTCTGCAAGCTTTGCCGAGACACGCTCTTTCAGGATGTCGATAGGTCGCACGCGTCATCCATGCCGCAAAATAAAGGTGAGTTCGAGCGTCACTTGTGACTTGACCACGCGCCCTTGATGACGCAGGTGTGGGTCATGAGTGACGCATATGAGAACGCATTGCGAACAGTTGCCGATGCCTATGAGGCAGAGGTCGCGGCGCATGGTGGTCGGTCGCTGTCGCGCGTGGCGACAATCGTCGTCAGCAGCGGCACGTTCTTCAATCGGCTGCGCAACGGTAAGCCGTTTCTCGTCCACAACCTTGAGCGCCTCGCCGCATGGTTCCGCCAGCCAGAGAACTGGCCGAACGGCCTGATCCCCGGACCTGCGTCTGACGCACTCATCAGCATTGGCCGTCCCCCAGAGTCGTCAATCATGACGCACCCTTGCCCCAAGCCTGCGTCACATGTCGCATCGAATGCCCGCAGCGTTTTCGATCGGAAGCACGCGTGACCGTTCCCCGCACTCCTGACACGGCGGCCGATGCCGTGCTGCAGATCGCTGGCAGCCTAGGCTATGAAGCGGTGGCAGCGGCCGCCGGCCGCTCGGTCGCGTGCATCCGCGATTGGACCAACGAGGCGACGACCTCCTGCCCCAGCTTCGCACAGGCCATCGCTCTCGACGCAGCGTACATCGCCGCCGGCGGCGAGAACGCCCCGCTGCATGACGCCTACGCGGCGCAGCTCAAGATCACGGTCGAGGCTCGCACCGCCTGTGCCCGCGCCCTTTCCGGCGAGGTGGCCACCGCCGCCCGCGAATTCGGCGAGTTTATCGCCGCCAGTTTGCCGGTCTGCCAGACCGGTCACAGCCCCAACGATGTGCAGCGCGCATTGCTCGAAGCCGACCAGGCAGAGAGCGCGGTCGCAGCCATCAAGCGCCGGCTGTTCAGTTTCCTAAAGACCGGCGCGGGGCCGGTCGGGAAAGCCGGGGGTTCCCACCAATGATACGAGCTACGCGTCCGCGCCAGCCTTCCTTCCACTGCCCACATTGCCGGTCGCGGGCGATTGTCCGCAGCAGCGCGCAGGTCACCGACCTGGTGCGCGAGCTGGACTATGCCTGCACCAACCACCGCTGCGGCCACACCTTCGTCGCCCAGCTGGAGGCGGTTCGCACCATCGTGCCCAGCGCGATGCCGAACCCCACCGTTCACCTGCCCTTGGGCAACCGCAACCTCGGGCCCAAGCGCCTTCCGGTGCCGGCCAATGACGACGTCCGCGTGCCGGCCAATGAGGACGGCCCCAGCGTCGCCCAGGCACCTGATCCCATGAGCGGCTGAACCGACGCGGCACCCGCCGCGACAGCCTGAACTGACCCCGTTTCGACACCGCCCGACCCGGCGGCAGCGACCCCCGCTGCCGGGAACGGCCCCCGCTTGCCTGAGAAAGACCGAACCACCGCCATGCGCGCCGAACTACACACCGAGGTACTGAAGCGCCTGAAGGCACAATATGGGCTGCAGGAGCAGGGCACGTACCTGCGCAAGGGCAAGTGCCCCCAGTGCGACAAGCGCGAGCTGTGGACCAGCCTGGAAAAGCCCTGGGTGCTGCGCTGCGGCCGCATCGAGCGCTGTGGCTGGGAAGGCCACGTAAAGGAGCTGTTCCCCGACATCTTCGACGATTGGTCGAAGCGCCACAAGCAGACCGAGCAGCAGCCCAACGCCGCCGCTGACGCGTACCTTCAGCACGCCCGCGGCTTCGACCTGCTGGGCCTGCGCGGCTGCTATACGCAGGAGCGATACCACGACCAGGCGCTGAACATCGGCACCGCCACCGTGCGCTTCCCGCTGCCCGGCGGCACCTATTGGGAAAGGCTGATCGACCAGCCTGCCCGCTTCGGAAAGAAGAAGGCGCGCTTTGGTTTCGGTGGATCCTATCGCGGCCTGTGGTGGGCGATGCCCGCGCACACCATGGCGGCGCTCGCCGCCCTCGACGAGATCTGGCTGGCAGAGGGCATCTTCGACGCCATCGCGTTGAACCAGTCGCCCGCCTTCCGCGACGCCCGCATGGCCGCCGTGTCGCTCATGAGCTGCAATAACTATCCCAAGGCCGCGCTGGACGAGCTGCGCCGCGTTGCCGCCGCCGCCGGTCGCGCCCCGCCCCGCCTGGTGTTCGCCTTCGACGTGGGGAAGGCCGGCACCGAATACACGCGCCGCTTCGTCAAGCAGGCGCGCGAGGAAGGCTGGATCTGCGGTGCCGCCCAGGTCCGCGCCGATGGCGACATGGAAGGCGGCAAGCTCGACTGGAACGATCTCGCCCAGCGCGACCGGCTGAACGCGTCGGATCTCGACGACTATCGCTGGAACGGCGAGGTGACGATCGCGCCGACCGCCGTCGCCAAGGCAAACCTGATCTACGAGAAGGATCGCTTCTCCAGCTTTCCGTTCACCCACGCCTGCCGCCAGTTCTGGGCCAGCGTCGCGACGGACAAGATCAACGACATCCTCGAAAAGTGGGAATCGTCGGAAGATCCCGAACACGAGCAGTTCAAGAAAATGGACTGGGACGAGAAGCTGAAGGCCGCCGCCGCCCAGGCAATCTCGATCGAGGAACTGGCGAACTGCACCTTCCGGACCCTCTACTATCAGCGCGACCCGAACCTCGAAGAAGGCGCCTATTACTTCCGCATCGACTTCCCCAGCGACCGACCGTCCGTAAAGGCGACCTTCAGCGGCTCGGCCTGCACCGCCGGCGCGGAGTTCAAGAAGCGCCTCGCCTCGATCGCGCCGGGCGCGCTGTGGACTGGCAGCACGCTGCACCTCGACAAGCTGATGCAGCGCCAGTGGGGCACCGTGCCGCTGGTCGATGCCATCCAGCACACCGGCTATTCGATCGAGCATAGCGCCTATATCTTCGGCGACCTCGCCGTGCATGCCGGCCGCGTGCACGAGCCGAACGACGAGGATTACTTCGTCCTCGGCAAGCAGTCGGTGAAGCTGCGCACAAACGAGCGCATCCTCAAGATCCGCTACGATGCCGACAAGCTCGACCTGTCATGGGTGCGCCTAATCTGGGTCGCCTTCGGTCCCAAGGGCATGGTCGTGCTCGCCTTCTGGGTGCTGTCGTTCTTTGCCGAGCAGATCCGCGCCGCGCAGGACAGCATCGCCTTCCTGGAAGCCACCGGCATCCCCGGCACCGGCAAGTCGACGCTGCTGGAGTTCCTGTGGAAGGCGACCGGCCGCTCGAACTACGAGGGCTTCGACCCGACCAAGGCGACCAACGCCGGCATCGCCCGTACCCTCGGCCAGGTCGGCAACCTGCCGGTCGTGCTGATCGAGGGCGACCGCGGCCAGGACACGCCGCACAGCCGCCGCTTTGAATGGGACGAGCTGAAGACCGCCTATAACGGTCGCGCCGTCCGCACCCGCGCCATCGCCAACGGCGGCATGGAGACGTTCGAGCCGCCGTTCCGCGGCGCGATCATCATCGCCCAGAACGCCACCGTGGAGGCCTCCATGGCCCTGCGCGAGCGCATCATGGCGATCGACTTCGACAAGTCGCGCTTCAGCCCACAGACCAAGACAGCGGTCGAGCGGCTGTCGGCGATCGACGGCGCCGAGATCAGCGGCTTTCCGGTCCACATCGCCCGCCGCGAGGGCGAGATCCTGCAGCTCTATTTCGAGCGCTTCAAGGCGCACGAAGCGGGGATGCTGAAGCATCCCGGCATCCGCAACGGCCGCCTGGCGAAGAACCACGCCCAGGTCGCAGCGATGCTCGACGCGATGCAGGTCGTGATCGGCAACATCCGCGCGGACGAAGCCGACGAAACCCACGCCTTCATCCTCAAAATGCTGGAGGAACGCCAGCGCACCACTGAATCCGATCATCCCCATGTCGAGAAGTTCTGGGAAAACTTCGACTTCATCCGCTCGCGGGAAAACGGCGACGGCGCGACCGCGATCAACCACAGCCGCGACCCGGCCGTGCTGGCGATCTCGATGCCACATTTCGAGATGCGGTGCGCCGATTACCGGCTCTCCCTCCCCTGCACCATGGCCGAGCTGAAGCGCCTGCTGCCCACCAGCAAGGCCCGCAAGTTCATCGCCAAGAATCACTCGGTCAACAGCGTCTCCGAAAAGACAGTCAGCTGCTGGACCTTCCGCAATCCCGATCACTCCACCACGAAATGAGGAGCGCATTTCTCATGCTGCACAGTCACGCCTTCACGCCAGCCCGCCGCCCACGGCCCCTGCCCCGTATCCCCGACGCGCAGCCCCTCACCCCGGGCGGCTATCTGCAGCTGCGTCGCAAAGCCGCGGGGCTGGAGATCCGCGACCTGGCTTCCCGCCTGTCGGCACTCCGCAATGCGTTCATCGAAGCCGGTGAGTTGCCCGCTGGGCTGATGGCGATCCGGCACGACTTCGTCGCGACCATCCTGATGCTGGAGGCACGCGGCGTCCGCGCCCGGTGCCCCGAGACGCTGGAAGCGATCTCGACCGTCATGCCGTTCGACCCGGCCGTTTATCAGCAGCTCGCGTTCGGTGATCCTCGCCGCCATCCGCGCGTCTGCCGCGGCTGCGGCTGCTCGACGCACGACAGCTGCAATCACGACGATTGGGGCAGCTGCTCCTGGGCGAGCCCGACCCAGTGCAGCCACTGCGCCGCGAAGGGCGCCGGCACCGGCATCCTCGTGATCTACGGCCCCAAGGCGAGCGGGAAGACCCGGAACGCTGCGGCGCTGGCGAAGCACTACGGACGCGTCAACATCATCGACACCTGGGAACAGGACGGCCGCCGTAGCGAGGTGCGCGATGGCGACCTGGTGCTGACCAACGCGCCCGTCGCCGTGATCGAAGCCGCCTTCCCCAAGGCAGACCTGATCTCGATCGAGGACGCGCTCGAAGCGATCGGCGCCACCGCTCCCGTGAACGGCCGCCGGGCATGACCAGGATGACCGTACGCGCCGTCCCTGACGGTAAGGGCGGCTTCCGCCACGAACCCGCGCCCTATGTGCCGCCTGCCCGCAAGGGCAAGCGCGCCGGCGCCCGCGAGCCCATGAAGGCGATCAACACCGACAACGTCTCGGCCGAGCAGCTGCGCCTGCTGATCGAGCGCATCGAGAACCTGGAGGAGGAAAAGCAGGGCATCTCGAACGACATCAAGGACGTCTACGCCGAGGCCAGTTCGACCGGGTTCGACGTCAAGACGATGCGGACCATCATCAAGCTGCGGCGCATGGAGAAGCACCACCGCGACGAAGCGGACATGCTGCTCGAAACCTACAAGCAGAGCCTCGGCATATGACGGCCGAGGTTTGGACCCGCTGGCCGGGAGTGTGCGCCGACATCGCGCACCACCTGGCCGAGCGCCGCGCAACCGAATGGCCCGCCCTGGTTGAGGCCGGCAGGATCTCGGCCGACTGGTCGGCAGATGGCGTCCGCGTGATGCGCGCCATCGCCGCCAGCTGGGCGCTGATCGCGGCCGACCGCCCCGAGCCGGCGTCGCTGTTCGATCCCGCCCAGGGCGGCGCCACCCGCGACGAACGCCGCGCCACCCTTACCGACGCCGCCACCCGCGCGCGCGCCGCTTCGAACGCAAACCGTGGCGACCGCGAAGCGGAGACGCTCGCCGACATGATCGAGTCGCTCCGGAAATGGGAGGCAGCGGACGAACAGGGCCGCGCCGCCCTCCTGCCAACCCCAGCCACCATTGGAGAAGCCGCGTGAACAACCACCCCAAAAGCCGTCGCGCCCGCGCCCTCCGCGCACTCGGTGTCGCCCTCGTCATCGCCGCCTCAATACTCGCGGCGCCTGTCCTGATCCTGAAGCTCTTTGCCGACGCCAAGGGAGCCCGCCGCTAATGTCCGCTATTCCTACCCGAAAGCACGAAGCATGAGTGCCGTGACTGGTTTCGTCGCGAGCGCGGCGCTGGCGTTCACCCCGATCCACGTCGACGGGCTTTTCATCGATGGCTTTGCCGGCGGTGGGGGAGCCAGCACGGGCATCGAGCAGGCGATCGGCCGCAGCGTCGATATTGCCGTCAATCACAGCCCGACCGCGATCGCCATCCACAAGGCAAACCATCCGGATACCGAGCACCATTGCACGGACATCCGGCTGCCGTTCCTGCCGAAGCAGACCACCGGCGGCCAACGTGTCGCGGGCGCTTGGTTCAGCCCCGACTGCAAGGAATTCAGCAAAGCTAAGGGGGGCCCGGTCAAGGACCGCAGCATCCGCGCGCTATGCTGGGAGGTGGTTACCTGGCTGCGCGATGTCACTCCGACCTGCGGGTACCTGGAGAATGTCGAGGAGTTCGAATACGCGGCGCCGCTCGACGAAAACGGCCGACCGATCATTGGGCAGGAAGGGCGCGAGTTTAAGCGCTTCGTGCGCGCCATCCGCTCGCTCGGATACCGGGTTCAGTGGAAGGTCCTGATCGCAAGCCATTATGGCGCGCCGACCAGTCGCAAGCGCCTCTACATGGTGATGCGCCGGGATGGCCTGCCGATCGTTTGGCCAAAGCCGACGCACGGCGCGCCCGGCTCGGAAGGCGTGCGCAGCGGCAAGCTCTTGCCGTACGCCACCGCTGCCGAGTGCATCGACTGGTCGATCCACTGCCCCTCGATCTTCGACCGGAAGAAGGAACTGGCCGACGCGACCAAGCGGCGAATCGCGCACGGCGTGATGCGTTACGTGGTGAATGCCGCCCGCCCGTTCATCGTGCCGGTGACGCATCAGGGAAGCGTCCGCGTCCATAGCGTTGACGAGCCGGCCCGGACAGTCACCGGCGCACACCGTGGCGAGCTGGCCGTCACCGATGTCGCCTTGGCACCGCATGTCACCAAGTTTCGGACAGGTTCGGTAGGGTCGCCCGCCGATGCTCCCATGCCCACCGTCACGGCGAACGGCGAGCCTGCGCGGCCGGCCGGCGCCTGCCCGCTGGGAGTGGTCGGCGCCACGCTCGCGCCATTCGTCACATATGGTCAGCAGGGTGGGCTGAACCGCTCGGTCGAAGATCCAATGCACACCGTCGCAGCCTCGCCGAAGGACACCAACGGCATCGCATGCGCCAGTCTGGTGAAGATGGGCAACGGGGAGCGAGCCGGACAGGAACCCCGCGCGCTCGATCCGCGCAACCCGCTCGGCACCGTCACAGCGCATGGGTCGCAGGCGGCAGCCGTGACTGCCTTCCTCTCCAGCTTCTACGGCAGCGACAAGGCCGCAGCTGCCGGCGATCCTGAGCAGCCGCTCCGTACCGCGCGCGCCGGCGGCCAGCATCATGCCGTGGTGGCAGCGCATATCGAGCAGGCCAACACCGGTGGGATGCTCGGCCGTGCGGCATCGAAGCCGTTCACCACCATCACTGCGAGTGGCGCTCAGCAGCGGATCGTCGAAACGACCATGGTCGAGCAGGATGCGTTGCCCCCGCACCTCATGGAGCGCGCGGTCAAAGTCGCCGGTTTCCTGGTCAAGTTCTACGGCTCAGGCGGCGACGGCGAAGCGGCACAGATCCAGCCCGCCGATCGACCGCTCGACACCGTCACCACTGTCGCACGTTTCGCCGTGGTCACCGTCACGATCGACGCCAAGACCTATGTCATCGTGGATATAGGCCTGCGCATGCTCAAGCCGCGCGAGCTCGCGCGGGCGCAGGGCTTTCCCGACAGCTATGTCCTCGATCCGATCGTGCGCAAGTTCTTGCGCGGGAAGTGGGTCGAGCGCCCCCTCACGATCGCCGAACAGATCAGCGCGATCGGCAACAGCGTCTGCCCGCCGGTCGCACGCGCGCTCGTCCTCGCCAACCAGCCCACCAGCACCACGATGAGGCTTGCAGCATGATCGCCTTCGCATCCCGAACAGGGACGCGCCGCAACCTCGCCGCCCTGCGCGGCGCGGGTTGGGGCCTCTTCATCTCCGCAGCCGGAGTTTGGCGCGACGAAGGTTTCGACCTGGTCGCGGGCGACAACGGCGCCTGGACGGATCACCAGCAGGGTCTGGCGTTCAACGAAGAGCGGTTCGCCCGCTTCGTCGAGTGGTTCGGCGCACGTCCCAAGCTTCTGATCCTCCCCGACATCGTGCTTGGGGGTGGCGCCTCTCTCTCGCTCTCGCTGCGCTGGCTGTCCCAGCTCGCCGGCCATCCTGCCAAACTGCTAATTGCGGTTCAGAACGGCATGGAGCCTGGCGAAATCGCGCCGCACCTGTCGCCTCGCGTCGGTATCGCGATCGGCGGTGACACCCCCTGGAAGCTTGCCACAATGCCGACTTGGTCGGCTCTGGCACGGGCGCACGGTGCGCACTGCCATGTGCTGCGCGTGAACACCGAACGCCGCATCCGTCTATGCCACGCCTCGGCTGTGGACAGCTTCGACGGTTCTAGTGCCTCGCGCTTTTCGGTCACTCTCCGCCCGCTGGAGCTGGCGCGGCAACAGACTGATCTCGAAGGCTATCTCCTGAAGGTTGCAGCCTGATGCCAATCACTGCTGAAAACCGCGCCCTCTACCCCGCCGATTGGGACGAGATCAGCCAGCGCATTCGCTTCGAGCGCGCCGGCGGCCGATGCGAATGCCAGGGCGAGTGCGGGCACGATCACGACGGTCGCTGTGCGGAGATCCACGGCCAGCCCAACACCGTCACCGGCTCGCCCGTCGTGCTGACAGTGGGGCACGTCCACCACGATCCGCGCCGCTCGGACGACGACGAGCTGCGCGCCTGGTGCCAGCGCTGCCACCTTGCCTATGATCGGCCGCTGCACGTCGCCAATGTCCGCCGCACGATGTCGCTTCGCCGCATTGAGCGCGCCGGCACGCACGAACTGTTCGCGGACGATCTTGGCGACCGGACTCGCTCGGCCGTCACGATCCCTGGTGCCGCGCCGCTGCCGGCATCGAACCCGCCAGCGTGGCCCTTCGGCGACCTGGTGCCCGGCCGCTACGGGACGATCCTCGCGGATCCTCCGTGGCGCTTCCTCAACCGGTCGACCAAGGGCGAGAAGAAGAACCCGGTGGCGCATTACCCGTGCATGACGATTGAGCAGCTCGCACAGCTGCCGGTCGCGCGCCTCGCCGCACCCAACTGCGCGCTGGTGACCTGGGCGACCGCCCCGCTGCTCGACCGCGCGATCGAGCTGGTGAAGGCGTGGGGGTTCAACTTCAAGAGCGCCGGCGCCTGGGCGAAACAGTCGTCGACCGGCCAGCGCTGGGCGTTCGGCCCCGGTTACGTGTACCGCTCGGCCGCCGAGTTCTACATCGTCGCCACGATCGGCAAGCCGCGCGTGCTGTCGCACAGCGTCCGCAACCTGATCGTCGCCCCGACGCGCGAACACAGCCGCAAGCCCGACGCCATGCACGCCGACGTCGAGGCGCTCTACGCTGGCCCCTATGCCGAGCTGTTCGCCCGCCAGCGCCGACCGGGCTGGGACGTGTGGGGCAACGACACGGATCGATTCACCGATGACTGACATCCTGCGCATCGGGATCTCTGACGCCGCCCGCATGACCGGGCTTTCCTACAGGACCCTTCAGGACCTAGCATCACGCGGAGCGATTCCCGGTGCGAGCAAGCCGGCAGGTCGCTGGCTGTTCCTTGTTGCCGATCTCGAACGCTGGTCGGCACGCATCAATCGGGCTTCGCGCGCAAAATGTCGTCCAACATCTACGAGCGGCAGGGCATCCTCTGGGCGCGCTTCAAGGTCGCAGGGGTCGAGTACCGGCGGAGCCTACGAACACGTTCTAAAACGGTCGCGGAAAAACGCCTGAAGGCGCTCCGCCAGGCGATCGAGGACGAGGCGCATTATGGCGTGCTTGGCCCTGTCACCTGGCAGGCAGCGGTCGTGGCTTGGAACGAGACGATCGACCGCCAGCTCAGCGAAAAGACCGTCACCCGCTACATCGTCAGCCTCAACCAGGTGCGGACCTTCCTGGACGACAAGCAGCTGCACGAGATCACCGTCGCCATGCTGCGCGACCTGGTGCGCGGCCGCCAGCGCCAGGGTGTCTCCAATGCGACGATCCGCCGCGATCTGACGGCGATTTCCAGCGTGCTGGACCATGCGGTCCACGAAGGCTGGATCGACGAAAACGCCGCGGCCGCCTTCAACCGCAAGCGCCTCCCGGAACGCCGCGACCCCATCGTACTGCCTACAGCGGAGGCGATCGCCTACACCCTCGGCCGGCAGCAGACGCGCTTCGGCGACCTGATGCTCTTCGCGCGGGAGACAGGCATGCGCGAGGAAGAGATCGCCAGCCTGGAGCACAGCTCGGTCGATCTGAAGAACCGCCAAGTCACCTTCGTCGGCAAGCGCAACCGCCTGCGCTCGGTCCCGCTGACCGCGCGCGCGGCCGAGATCGTCGCGCGCCAGCCGCGATTCCTAAAATGCCCGTTCGTGTTCTGGCACCTGGAGGAAGATGCCGAGGGCAAGCAGGTCGCCGCACGCTATCGCAACGTCGCCTCCAACTTCGCTGACTATACCGAGCGCGCCGCGCGCCGGGCGGAAAAGGCCGGCGTCGAATACCGGCGCTTCCGCTTCCACGATCTGCGCCATCTGTTCGCGGTCGAGTATCTCCGCGAGGGCCGCGGCGGCATCTACGACCTGCAACGGATCCTCGGCCACACCAGCGTCAAGACGACCGAGCTGTACCTCGACTTCCTCACGCCCGAGCAAGCCGCCCAGGCGCGCGTGGGGGTGGCACAAAAGGGGGCACACAACCGCCGGTCTGGCACACGGGATTAG